GGGCCCGCCACGGCGTATTCCTCGATCAGCATCAGCGCCACGTATCTCTGGACCGCGCCCGCCGTCGTGTTAATGAAGAACTCGACGGGGAACTCCCGGTCATCCATGTCCCGGAGACCGGCCGCCGCGCTGACGCTCATGTTTTCATCCTGCCAATGGCGTTGACAGACAGCCGACATCCCCACGACGGACCTCTCGAACTGCTTCCACGAGTCGCCGAACTCGGTCACGTCGATGAGTTCGGAATCCACGGTGAGCGCGAACTCGTGGAATCCCGCCACCTTCGCCATCGTCCACAAGGCGCTTCCCGTGGACGTAACCGTTGTGGTCGCGCCCGCGCCCGTTATCTCTAGCTCCCCCACGGGCGGATTCACGGACACAACGCTCCCGGCCGCTGGCGTGAAGTCCCCGGGAACTACGTCATAGTTGAAGGATCGCAGGATGCGCGTGGCCTCTGTCTGCACGACGTAGAAGTCCGTGGCGCCGATCTGCGCGAAGGTCACGCTGGACATATCGCTCAGGCCGACCGGGGCGTATATCGCCCCGGTAATGCCGGTGTAATGGGCCATCGCTCGCGTCCCCTCGGTTTAGAGCAAGGTTCCGCCATAGAGCGGGGTCCCGTTGCCGGTGAGTTCCACGGTCATCGTGGTCAGACCCGCCCCGGCCGTGATGTTGACCTGACCGACGAACATTGCCCCGTAGTAGGCTTTCCCCGCGCTAGCCGTCGTGTCGATGAAGAAGTTCACCTGGATCTGGCCGGGACTCCCCGCCGTCACGAGCGTCCCGCCGAAGGACGCCGCCATGATTCCCTCAAGCAGTTCGTCCTGCATCACTGTGACATCGTCGGCGTCATAGTGCATCGTCAGGGTTCCGCTCCACTCCCCAACGCCCTGAGCATACTGGCGGAAGGCGTCCCCGAGTTCGGTAGCCTCAAGGAGTTCCTTCCCGATCGTCAGGTCGAACGTGGCAGTCTGTCCGGCCACGGTCGCGATCGTCGCCGTGGTCGGCGCAGTCAAGGTCCCACTCGGCGTGAGCAGGCTAACCTTCGCCTTGATCTGTGTGTAATGGGCCATCTCATCCCCTCCTGATGTAGTCGTCTAGGCGTTCGCGCTTCGTGGAACCAACCGGCCCCCACCCGATCTCCGCGAACCACTCGCTCAGGTCGGCCGAGGACAACGCCTCAAGGCTCTTCCCAAGTGCTGCCGCGCTCTCCGCGTAGTCCGTAGAACAGGCCAGGAGGTCCGCCTCGATGGGGTCAATTCGTCCTGCGCCCCAGGACGTTACCCGGCCAATGTCGAGGCCCTGGGACTCCGCGAGCGCGGTCTCACGGGCCCGGCGTTCGTCCCTCAGTTCCGCCAGTGTTTTCATCCGCCCACGCTCCTGAGACAGAGGACATCCAGATGAGCGGCCCACAGTTTCGTGGCCGCGCTATCCGATGGCGCGGGCCCCGTTATCAGGCGCCCGCATCGAAGGTAATACCAGAGTCCGTCCGCTTGCCGGACTCGGTTCGCGTTGAGAACCGCTTTTACACGATCCCCGAGGTCCGCGACCTGGGCCTCTATCGTCCCGTCGTTTTTCGCGCCCCGCTGGTAGATGTAGAGACGGAACCGCTGGCGCAGCTCCCGGACGTTCCCGAGTTCGCCATCGTCCTCATCCGTCCCCAGGTGTGCGATGTATACCGTGGGATAGATCGCCTCCTTTCGACGGGTTCCGATGTGGATGTTCGTGACCACGTCACCGCCCGTTCCGGCCAGGAGGACCGCCAGGTTATCCGGTTCAATCAGCGTCAGACGGAGCGCCGCGCGCGTCTCGTCGGTGTATTGAGCGGCCGCCGCTGCGACCTCGGTGATGGTGGTGATCGCCATCAGGCAGCCTGTTTCTTACGCCAGAGGCCGAAGTGCTCCAGGATGCTCCTGGCAAGCGCGGGCCCAATTACCGCTGGCCGACCACGCGTCAGAAATCCGTTCTCATCCCCCGTCCACACAACCGGCGTGTCCGAGTGCCACTCACGGCCGCCGTCCTGGGCCTCTTTGAACCCACGCGGATCGGAACTCGGTGGGGCGAGGAAGGGTTCACCATCGCGATCCCGAATTGCCCACCCGTTCAACGTAATGACGCCCGGTAGTTCCACATCGACGTGGGCCAGAACCGGCATGGCCCCGACCATCCCTTCCCAATCCTCGGCGTGAGGGTGCGGCTCCCGGAACGTGATCTCCCATACACTCGCAGGCATCAGAGCCATTATCGTGTCCCTCCTGAGATCGCCCGCCTAATCCAGACCGGGATCTGGTCCTCGAACACGCGCGACACGACCGGCGCCAGTTGCGCGGCCTGCAGAATCTTTCTCTGGGGGACTCGGATTCCTTCCTGATGCGCGATCGCATACGGGACCGATGTCCCGTAGGTCATCCCGTCGGAACGGATGTCCTCGACGTGTCCCGCCGCGTGTCGGTTGACCAGGGACTCCCTCATCACGCCGGTCTGATGCAGGATCGGGTGGCGCGGCCCCACGCTGATCTCCCCACGGTCTATCCGGTCCTGGCGTTGTTCGACCGTCGCCTCTGCCAGATCCGGCCAACCAGGCCCCTCTGGGTCGAAGGCTTCGCGCGCAATCGCAGGCCCGAGGACTTCCGCCACTTCCTCGAACACGGGGCGCAGGTCCTTCACCGTGCGTTCCAGGAGCGGGAACATACGGCTCATCCGCTCGCCGTCGGCGAAGTCCATGCTGATCTCAAAATACCTGGGCATGGATCACCAGTCATCCGCGCGTTTGAAGGACGTGACCATCTCGGCCTCGGACTCTTCCGTCGTCAGTTCCGTGTAGTCCCCGAGGACGCCGAGTTCGATGGGCGATGTCCGCGCCGTGTCCAGTTGCGTGGACCCCGCCACGATCCCGGCCAGGAGTTCCTTTGCTTCCCTGCGCCACCTGGACGCCGGGTCCATCGGGTCCTCTGGGGAGTTTGCAGCGTTGGCGTGGGTCTCGTAAATGATGTCGTGAACTTCGGCCGCCACCATCCGCTTAGAGATCGCGCGCAGGAGCGGCGTGTCATCAGCGTCCACGACCGGGATGGTGTCGTAATGAGGACGGAGCGCGGCATTGATGACCGCGTCCGCCTCGGGGATGAGGTTCGACGTGACCCGCGCGTCTGTTATGCCGTTCGCGTCGGAGTCCGTGTCCAGGGATGATATCCCTGGGAACATCTCCAGCACGTCGGCTAGCAAGCAGTAGGCCATGTCAGTGATCCAAGAAGTCCGCCGCGCCTATGTCGGCCTGGGGGACCATTGTGTGATCGTGTTCGTCATCCACCTCGGTCGCGTGAGCGAGCGCCGTCCTAATCCGGGTGATGGCCTCGGACATCGAACCCGGCCACGAGTAATCGTGCATCAGGGCCCGAAGCAGAACCGCGTCCGCGTGGTCCAGGACAACGGTGGTCGGCCCAGACATCAGGACTTAACCAACATGAGGACCACGCCAACGACGATGGGGACCACTATCAACTGCGCGAGCGCCGTGATCCCCGCTAGTTTGTATCGACCGATCTCAAGGGCCCGTATGCGTCCCTCTTGATCGGCCGATGTGTCTACTAGGTGGCTCACCTTCTCCGTCATCGTGGCCACGGATACCGTGAGGTCTTCCAGGAGCGACGTGATTCTCTGCGTGTCTGCGTCCATAGGTGATCCCCTCATGGACTCGTTGGTTTACGCCTCGGGAAGTGATCCGCCTTGCCAGGTCACGCCGTCACACCAGAGGACGCCGATCTCATCCTGGTCAATCACGACGATGGTGGACGCCCCGTCCTTCACGGTCAGGGCCTCGGCCGCGTTGGCCGCGTTGGCAATACGGAACTCCAGTCCCGCCAGAGCGATCGCGGCCACCGGGAGCGTAACGTCCCGAGCCGCGCCGCCTGGGTCGAGTGTCTGGAACTTGGGCGAAGTCGCCGCGAGGACGTGGGTGGCCGACAGGGTCTCGATATTCACGGCCCCACGGGTGTCTCCTGGGATGAACACATGCCACCCGGTCCCGTCGGACAGGAACTCCCCGATCATCCCCGCGCCTAGCGTGGCCTGGATCGTGGTGTCGCTGTCTTCGTAGACGTTCAGGAGTTCGTTTGCGTCCGCCGAGTTCTTGACCGTGAACCGGATACCGATGGCGCTCGCCTCGGTCGGGAGTGTCACGGTTCTGTCCGCGCCACCTGGGTCTAGGATGTGCGTGGGCGGCTCGAGCAGCGTCAGGACCCGCGTGGCGGCCAGCGTCTCGATGTTGATCGCCTCGGCGCGGCCCGTGAGGCTGTATTGCCACGCCACACCGTCCGACACCACGACCCCGGTCATGTTCGGCCCGATGGCGAACTGTGCCGTGGCCCCGGCGTTCTTGACCGTGATGATCTCCAGCGCGTTCGCCGCGTTGGTTATCGAGTAGGCGATCCCGATGGACGCCGCCACGGCCGGGAGCGTCACGTCCCGATCCGCCGCAGGGTCTAGGATCTGGAAGTATGCGGACGCGGCCGTGAGCGTCAGGTTCGCGGCCAGCGTTTGCTTGTTGACCTCGGCGCGGCCGCCTTCGCCACCGCCGCTGAAGTCGATCCAGGAAGTCCCGTCACACCGCAACGTGGCCGCCTGACCGCGCCCGAGCGTGGCCACCGTGGCGGCCGCGTCATCGTTGATGGTCAGGGTCTCATCCGCGTCGGCCGCGTTGTAGAAGTGCATCGCCAGGCCGTCGCACACTGATTCCGCCGGGAGCGTGACCGTTCGGTCTGCCCCACCCGGATCTAGGAACTGGATCATCGGGGACGACACGGTGAGCGTGGTCGCGCCGGTGAGGGTGGTGGTGGCGTGAGCCAGGAACACACCCTCGCGGAACTCCGTCGGACGCCGGATCAGATCACGAGACATTGGCGGCCCCCTTCCTGCGCGACCGCGTAAACAGGTCCACGAAGCGCCGCCGCTGGAGACCGTCCACCTTCCTGGCGACCTTCGGGTCCGCCATGTTCGGTGAGAAACGGTCCCCGGCCGCGTATTCGACTCCATCGAACCGGAACGGGCGCCGCGCGTATAGCGTGTCGGTCGGAGCGTTCATGGTCGGTTCCTCTCTGCCAGGGACCACCTAGTTCGTGTCCTTCCAGAGATACCCCGCCCCGGCGTGGATCTGTTCGATCCCGTCGGTGATACGGACCTCAACGACCCACGCGCGCCGTTCCTCGGAACGCCAACGCCTGACCGCGAACTTCTGACCGCGCTGGATCATCCACGACCCGAACTGAACGGACATCAGCGTCGGGTTCGGGTCCTTCACCAGAAGCGCCGCGTCATCGCCCCAGATGCGCGCGAACGCGTCCGTCTGTCCACGGTTTGACGTGGTGTAGGTCTCGCTCATCACGATAACCTCGCGGACCATGATCTGCTCCGCCAGGGCATTCATCATGGCCGCGATGGGCGCCCCGTTCCCGGTCCCGATCACGTCCCGGATGTCCTGATGCTTGATGAGGTCGAGCATCGTGGTTCGGCCGATTGCGAACGTCTCGGGCCAACGTCCGACATCGACCTCTATGTCTGCGGCCTTCGCGCGGATGGCTTCCAGCGGGGAGCTGTTCTGATCCGACCACTGGTCCGCGCCCGCCAGCGTCTCGGAGTTCGTGTAGTTCCCCGTGGTGGTGGCGTAATCACTTATGGCCTTCGCGCGGCTCCGGGTCAGTTGGTTCGCCACGATCCGCGCGCCGTCCTGCAACGGCGAAAGCGGAGAGTCGGCGTTGCGGATGACCCGGTCGGATACCATGATCTTGAGACCGCGCTCATCCAGGGCGTAGGTCCCCTGACTGATCCCGTATCCGATCTCCGACGCAACCCCGGCGTCCGGGATCTCGTCGGCCTCGGCCCGGCGCGTGTCGCCGAAGTCGTATTTGTGATAATTGTCCGACTCGTGGACAACCGTGACCTCGCCGAACAGGCCCAGGGCCGGGAAGCCCTCACCCATCGCGGCCACGGTCATGTTCTGGAGTGCCTTGTCAACGTGGATCTGTGAGAGCGTGGGTTCCGAACCCGTCAGCGGTTCGATCACCATCCCCGGCTGGATCTCCCACCCACCGGCCTCAATTCTCGGGTCCATAATGGTCCCCCTTCTGGCGTCTGGCGCCGTTTACACGGATGCGACCTGCGTCCCCACTGCGGACTGAAGGAAGCGAACTTGGTCCCCATCCGCCGCCGCCGCGTCGATCAGGACGCCGAGGATGTAGTCTTCGTCAGTTGTCTTCGCGACCAGTTTCCCGGCCGCCGTGGTCCCTACCACTGCGCCCGCCGCGATCGCCCCACCGGCGATACCGATGGCGATGTCTCCGGCGCCGCTCACGCGAACGGCGTCCCCTGCGGCCTGGCCGGGGTCCAGGAGAACCCCAAGCGGGAGATCCGTGGCCCCATCGCACACGTCCACCGTCCCGGCGGTCGCGCCGAACTCAACCGCGTAATACAGCTTCGCGCTCAGATCGTTTTCCGCCGTCCAGACCGAGATGTCGTTCCTGATGACCGTTCGCATGTGCGGCCCTTTCTTCGGTGTCGCTTAGCCGGTTGCGGGGATGTGGTAGACCTTCGCGACCAGCGCCGGGTCCGCGACCTTCACGATGTCCACGGCCGCCTGGTAGGTCGGAGCGCCGTCCGCCTGGGCCTTCGCGATCGCGGCCTCGAACGTCGCCATGGCGTCCCCGCCCTCGCCGCCGCCTGCGGACGAACCGCGCGTGCTGAAGTCCACCGTGACCGGGAAGGTCGCGACCGCGAGGTCGAACGCCTCGGGGTCACTGGTGGCGAGCGCCGCGAGCGCGTTGGGCTTGCCGTCGGCGTGCACGAGATGGCCGTCCGTCAGGCGTCCGGCCGCCTTGTGCGCGTCGATGACCTTCTCGGCCTTCGCCGTCAGGATCTCGGCGGCCTGTTCCGCGTTCTTCGTCTCTAGGGCCGTGACGCTGGCGCGCATCCCGTCCAGGGTCGCTTTCATCGCGACCAGTTCGCCGTCAGTGTTCGGATCATCCGCATTGGCGGCCGTCGCGGCCGCGAAGATCTGTTCGTCGGTGGCGTCCTCGGGAAGTCCGAGCGCCTTCGCCATGAGCTTGGAGTCCATGTCGGTCCCCCTTGTTGGTTCCGCGTTGTCAGGCGTCTCAGACCCGCCCGCGAGTTTCGCGGCCAGTTTGACCGCTTCCATGTCTTTGATCCTGGGATAGTTCGTGACGGACGCGCCCCAGAGAGTCGCGCCCCAGGTCTTCCCCTCGGGGTCCTTGTAGGTGGTGTTGAACATGACGCTCATGTGACGGAACTGATCGTCCCGGAGCATCCTGACCCCGGCCGCGTTCCAGGTCACGGCGGCCATGAGCTTCCCGTCCGCGACCGTGAGACCGTCTATCCACCCCACGGCCTCGCGCGTCTCGTGGTCGATGTCGACGGGGAGTGACGCCGGGGAGCCGTCCGCGTTCTTCCCCCGCGCCCCGGCCGCGTAGTTCGCCTGGAACGCCGCCATGAGGTCGGCGTCCACTTTGATGATGTTCTCGGTCCACCCGCCGAAGTCGAACGACCCTTCGCGCAGTATCTCGACCTCGGCCGCGAACTCCGTCGGGGAGCCTTCGGCGGCCAGGAGCGCCGCGCGTGCTTCGCGCAGGTCTATTCGATCGTTGGAACGCCCACCGGCGATGAGCAAGTTGGGATCTGGCATGGGTCCCCTCTCGGGCGTAACGGGTGAGGATCGTCCCCGGCAGAGGTATCGCCCATGCCTGGAGAACATGAGCGACACCATTCGCAGACACGAGCTTGTATTCAGCGTGATACATGGGCGGGAGCATGTCAACGGATCAGGGGATACTTCCCCAGGGAAGAATTCGGGCACGAAGAGACCCCGGACCTGTGCGCCGGGGTCTCTTCCGTGTCAGGTCGGGAGTTCCCTTCCCCACCATCGCCGGGTGTCCTGCTCCCACTCTTCGCGCTTCCAGATGTCCAACGCGGCTCGAGTGATCACCAGGCGCGGGCCCTGATCCGTCCACTCAGATCTGAGCGGTATCCGTCCTTCCTGCGCCATCTGGCGAACCCGCCGGGGCGTTCGTTGGATCTCCCGCGCCACTTCCGCCGTGGTCAGAGTTTCGGACATCCGCTCCCCCTTCCTCTGCTAACCAGGCCCCGTCCGGGTCCTCAACGTAGACCAGGTTGCCACTTTCCGACACGAGCCAGCCCGTTGGCGTCCTCACGGCCCGCATGGACACGTAGGCGATCGCCGGGACCGAGACGGATCTTAGGTGGACCGCTTCCCACGTATGGTCCGGGTCCGGGACGAAAACCGGCGGGGACGTGCTAGTGTGCGCAAGCCACCCGGTCGGAGTCTGCATTGTGTAGACGGCCAGGTCCGGGATGTATTCGCGGATCATCGTGATGTCCCCTCTCGGGCGAAGGCAGGACCTCCGGCGAGACAGTCCTCCACGCCTTCCCAGAAGAGATACCCCACGCCTCTCGCAGTCCATCCGCGCCTCTCCGCCTCTGCGTCGGTGTCCTGTCTGATCTGGTCTACGGAACGCGTTCCCATCTGCTCACTGGCCCAGTCATACCCCTCGGTGTAGGCGTCCAGGTCATTGACTGCCGCTTGTCCTGCTCCGAACCGCTCAGACATTCTGGTCTGTTCCAGGGACGGAAGTGACTCAACCGGCGTCGGGACGGGTTGCGGGGTCTCATCGTCCAGGATGGGGATTCCCACGCCACGACAGAGCGACCCGCCCAGACACGAGTGGGGCGGTGCCACGGACGGCCAGGCTTCCTTAGTGAACACCTCGCCGTCCAGGGTCCGACAGTTGCGGCATGTGTTCGCGTCCAGGACCTCGGAGCGTTGAACCAGGGTCACGCGATCGTCCCGCAGGGTTGCGTTGAACCCGACGTGGATCGCTTCGCCCACGGCCACCTTCGCCTGGGCCACCAGTTGGCCCTGCTTGATCCGCGCATAGTTCGCGCGAGCGTCCCCGAGGACACGGTTGATGGTGGTGGTCCCGACGGTCCCGGTCGCCATCTCATCCCGGAGCGCGGGGTCGCGTCGGACCTTCCTGGCCAGTTCCTCGCGGACGTTCTGACGCCAGCGGCCTAGTTGCTGGTCCCAAGTCGACCGGAGCCACGCGCGCTCTTTCGCGGTCATGTCCACGCCAGGGATACCGGCGGCCTCGGCCATGATCTTGTTCGCCCACGTTACCGCTTCCTCGCCGATCTCGCGATACGCAGACCGGAGCGCAGAGTCGAAGGCTGCCGTGAAGTCCGCGCCCATCAGGTCGGAGATGTTCGCCTGCTCCATCGCCCGACGCATCCGGCCTATGAGCGACGTGACCGCCTTGTCTGTCTCCATGAGGATGGTGGTCTCAAGGGCCGTGACGAACCCGTCCCATCCTCGGTTTATGGCCGCGAAGCCGAACTGGCGTTCACGGTCGGTCAGGGCTCGCCAGAACCCGGAGCCGTCCCGCGTGGGGTCGTTGGAGAACTCGGCCGCTAGGCGCGCGTCCCCGATCCGAGACCGCCCACCGATGGTCACGGTCTCACGGACTTCCGCCCCGTGTTCGTTGACACCCGTCACCGCGAACGTCCGCTCCGGCGCCCACGGATGGTCCGACGCCTCGGGGTCATCGTCATCCGTCGGGCTCTGAACCACCACGGGCCGAGGGTTCGCGTCCGGGGACATCGTCGGGAGATTCATCTCCTTACGTATGAACGCCTCAAGGTCATCGTCCGGGGTCAGGATGCGCGCCCTGGACGCGCGCTCCATCGCTTCCAGTTGCTCGACCACGTCCGCCCTGGCGATCCGATACCCGAGCGTGGGCATGGGAGCGCCGGACCCGAAGTTCCAGGTCACGAGTTCGTTTATGGCCTGCTTCTGAACCCCGTCCCGGATCAGTTCCACGCCCGCCTCTAGGGACATCAGGAAGAGGTCCTGGCCGGACTTGCTCAGGGCGAACGATCCTTCGCCGCGCTTCCCGAGGTTCAGGAACGCCGCCAGGGCCGCGCGGGCCATCATCGCGGAGTGGTGTTCGATCGCGAGCAGGAGCGCCGCCGGGAGTTTGATGTCCGTGATCTCTAGGACCGCCCCGTGAGGAAGGACAGGCCCCACTTCCTGACCGATGCGCCACGCGGCCAGGAGCTTCCTGGCGGCCTCGCGGTTCTCCGGCGTGTTCCCGGTCTCACCCATCGTGAGGACGGGGATTCCCCCGCCGGTTCGTTCCGCCGCCATCGCGAAGACCTTCTCGAACAGTTCCACGAACCAGTGGTGTTTGTAGGCCGTGCGGAACCACCCGTATCCTTCCCAATTCGACCCCTTCTGGCCGAACGTGAATCTGAGCATCTTGGACGCCGGGATAGTCACGTCGACCGTCCGGTCCCCCATGACCATCTGTTGAATTCCGGCGAAGCGTCCGACCGGGTCGGTCTTCCACTCCTGAACGGTCCTGGGGAGTCGCGTCCCGAACTCTTCCCAGATGATCCGTCCGTCTCGCCGGGTCCAGGACTTCTCAAACAACGACACGCCGGTCTGGTGGGCCTCGATCGCCTCGCCGATGAACTGCGTCCAGTCCGTGCAGGGCATGTTGAACAGCGCGTCCTGGATGAACTCCGCGACCATCCGGGACCGGCTCGATGCCGCTGGTTCCCCGCCTTCGGTGGTGTCGTTCGCAGGGTCAACGAACCACTCCGCTGATCGCGTGGGAAGGTTCACGACCTCGGTAACGGCCTTCACCTGGCCGTCTGAGAGCATCCGCTGATACACGTCCCACTTGGCGGCGCCGGTCAGTTGATGCTTGTATTCCTCGGTGATGACCCCCGCCGATATGTTGGTCCCGGTCGCGCCGATCGTCCCCATCGTCGGCCCGGTCGCGGGCGGCTCGGCCGCCCACGCATCCGCCACCCGCCCGGCCATGTGTCCGACGTATTCCCGGATGCTCATCAGTTCTCCCCTCGGATGCGCTTCTCCCAGGCAGGCAGTTGAAAGTGGACGCGTTCCGGGAACGACTCCCACCGTCCCGCCCACTCCAGTCCCGCTGCCTCGCCGTGTTCGCCCATCTCCTGAACCGCGTCAGGTTCGTCCCAAAGCGCCTTCCCGTCCTGGGTGATGATCGCGTCGACGGCCACGCCATACTGGTGGGCCGATCTCCCAGGTTGAGCGTTAGTCCGTCGGATGGTCCCCTTCTGCGGGCCCACTGTGACGATACACCCGAGCGACCAGTTAAGGAACCGCGCGACCGCGACCGGGTCGGTCTCTGCAGGAGCGAACATGGCCAGATCCGGGATCGCCTTCTCTGCGGCCCTGGCTCGATCCACGTCCCGATCCTTCGGCGTCTTTAGCCCGCTCAGGATGTTGCCCTGGTAGGTCCGCCCCGTGTTCACCACGGCCTCGATCTCGGCCGTGGTCCTTCCCTGGCGCCAGATGCGCGCCTGCGTGATCCCGGAACGGAGCCCGCAGTAGATCAGGAGGTCCAGTCCCGCCCGCGCACAACGCGTCTGGAAGTCCTCAATCAGCGGGACCATCTCTTCCCGCAGGCCGTCCGTGGCTCCCGTGTTATCCCTCGCCATCTGCCTGGTCCTTCACTGCTTTCTCAAGGTCCTTCACCGCGTCGGACGCGAACCGCATACGCTCGGACGGGTCGGCCATCAGACACGCCTGGATACTGTTGGCCGCGTAGTCCAGGAGATCCCGCGCCTCTTTCCCGAACGTCCGGTATTCGGTCGCTTCGTGCATCGCCGCGAGTGCTTCGTTGAGGATGTAGGCGATCCCCCAGTCCTTCACCTCGGATGAACTGCACTCCAGCGGGGTCAGGGAGTCGCCGTCCGTGCTACTGTCCGCCATCAGTCCGACCCTTCAGGATAGACCGCAGAATCCGCCGGAACGGCCGCGAAGGTCTGGGCGCCACAATCCTCGCAGGTATCGACCTCGCGAAGTGTCTGATCCTGACACCCGATGAGCTTCGGGCCGCAGAAGTGACGGCCAGAGGACGCCATCCGTCCGCCGCATTGTCCACAAGTCGACGCGCCATCGTGATCCCCGTCCAGGTGGTCCTGTAAGTGGCGGATGAGCTCGGCCACTTCCTCGCGCCCGAGCGTCATCGGAGTCGGAACGTAGAAACTCCCGCCCGCTTGTTCGATGTCGAGCGTGACCCCGCCGTCGGCGATCGGGCCCACAACCAACACGTCCCCGAAGTCCTCGCCGCTGATCTGAATGTCTTCCACGCGCTCGCCCTCACACATGCAGGACCATCTGCGGGTCCGTCGAGTGGTCGAAGTCCGAGATGGGTCGGAGCGCGATCACGCGCCCGGCTCTGAGGGGATAATAGACGCGCGTCTCCCCTGGGCGCCACCCATCTGCGTCCAGGACTTCGACCCACTTCTCATATCCCTCGATGTTCGCCATACACCGGGGACGGATCTTCGGGACCGCGTGACGTGGCGTGTCGGTCCAGTCATCCATGCGATTCACCAGTCCACGGAAGAGGACGCCACCGTCTTCCTCGGGGAGCATCATCACAT